GCACGTTCACCCGTTTAAAACGGGCTACAATTCCCGAGTTTTATGTTAACGACTCGGGGTCGTCCAGAGCGCATTAAGTGCTGTGGGTCCGCGAATGGCAAATCGCGGTACTTATACCCTAGGCACTTAAGCAGGGCTCCGTGGCCATCCAGTTTACTACTGGGCAGCTGCGGGTTCGGCCTCCACGCCTTAACCATAGGCGCGTGGGTCGATCGACTAAGTCCCTCGTATTCAAAACCGAGGAAACTATGTCGTCCCAGCGCAGAGGAGGATGGGAGAACTACCGGAAAATACCGAAGTACCTTCCGGATCTCCTCATCCAGCCACCGACAGGTCTGCCAGTATCCAGCAAAATACAGCTGGTTTCTGAGAGATACCATCGACATGGCTTCTGCTGCGTCTGCCGGTGACGAAGGAAATACTCGCCGAACGCGGACTATTGAAACGTCCTCGCCAGCGTAGTACTCCTTCCCGCATGACTCTCTGAACTTTCCAGTCCAGAAGGACTTGCGGCGATTCACACGAAGCTTGAAAGCCTCGAGTAGATCAATCACCGGTTGCACGAATTCTACAGGGATAATGATGTCATCCCCGTAGACACGCACCTTCCCGACGAACCGTTCCAGGTCCGTTCGGGATAACTGTGTGCTTAGTCCCCGCTCAATCCCAAGGAAGATAATGGTCAAGAAGACCATCGCCTCCACGGGAAAAGTGAGGGCTGAACCCATAGACGCGTACTTGGCGAGAGAAATAACTTCGCCACACACGTTGGCCCGCGTACTCCTGCACGACTGCACCGCACCGTTTAGGTACGGAACGCAATCAAACAGGTCTTCCACGAGCCAATTCGAGACACGGTCACTAGCTTCACTCATATCGAGCGTAGCTAGGGATCCCTTATCGGAACCCTTGGCGGCCATGCGCTGGTTAGGCGCCTGATCGTCAAATCCGATGAAACGGGTCAGGAGGTTATCCCTTCCGATTCCATCCACGAGCAACGCCATCAGCCCCTGCTGCACGTATTGCATGCAGGTAGGTTCGACAGCGATGATTCGAGGTGTCTTGAGCGTCTTAGGAACTGTGATGACCTTAACGGGCATCTCAGCACCAGGTTCGAGGAGTTGAATCTCGGATTTTAGCTCGTCCACAAAGGACGAGTTTACTGCAAGAAATTCCTCCCAAGGGAAGAACTCCTGCAACCGAGAGGTCCAGGCGCGTTGATTGAACTTTGCGTTTCCGCGCAGTTTATCAACTACCGCACCTGGACCATGCTTAGGGTTTACTTCCTCGCGGTCCCAGAGCGTTTGCTCTGTGTCCTCGAAAAGAACCCTAAACAGTGACTCAGCCATACGGCGGAAGTCGGCACGCAACCAAGCGTCCAACTCATCGCTGTTAGCGAAGTCACTCAACTCCTGCTCACACTCGATGTAATCACCAATTGCCTTCTCCTCGCGCTCTTGCGAGCAATCGAGAAGAATCTTTCCAAACATCAGCGTTAGCTGACGCACGGATCGAATGGCATATACTGATGGTTGATCGAGAAGCACACCAGTGCTAGGATCGAACACAAGACCCAGGAACCCACCTAGGAAACTAGGGAGTTCCCACGCTTTTCCAGCCTTACGCTTTCGCGCAAAGCCGGGAAACGTCGAGGGGTTGACGTACCCGTCATCGAGGGCCCTTTCAAAGGCCTTACCGAATTCGGGCAGAGTGATTGTCAGAAATGACAATCCCTCGTGTTCGATCCGACTCTCCACGGTCCGCCGGTCCCGGTAAATGCTTTCGCAAAAACCGAGCTCGGTAAAACCGCGGGGAGCGGCGCTTGTGCACAAACATATCTGGCAACATTCAGTCGCCAGATTACTCCAGAGCAACGTCAGGCTTTTCAGTACTTCCTCTCTATAGGGGTTGTACATCCATTAGCCTACGTCAGACTGGTAAGGTCTGTTATTCGCCGTTTCTTACGACGATCAACATACAGCCCGCGACCCAAATGGCGAGCAGAATGTCACTGGGATTCGAATAGACATCCCAAGCGACACCTGATACGACATCGGGGAACGGACCATATGCAACCGCGTATGCGCCCAAGTAAAAGAGCGCAAATACCCACAAGGCTTGAAGCCCCATGAGTATTAGAAACGCGACACAGTAGAGAACTCGGGTTACGACTCACCGCCAAGAAGTTTGGTGATGAGCAGGTCCGAGCTGGCCGTGAACTGGGTCTTGAAGCCCGTGTACACAGCCAAGGCCTCGGCGTTGGTGTAACCCACCGGGGGCCGGTCGAAGACGAGGTAGCAACTCATGCTCCTCTCCACGTTCCGGTCCGGCAGGTACACGTCTGCCGAGATCTTCTTTGTGTCGAGCCGCAACACCTGTCGGGTCCGGTTCCCGTAGGAACTCGAGGCCTTCATGGTGATGAGGCCGTCCGACGACACGTAGTCAGCACTGTACCTCCCCGAGGCAACCCGGGGAAGGGAGGTGGTGACCGCGCTAATCGTGACGGTCTGCGGATCTGCGAATGACATAGGCATTGCTCCTATTTGGTGTTTTGTCGCAGCACACTAAGTGCTACCGATTACGCTCGAGAAAGTCCGAGCGCAACCAAAATCGACGTCTGGAAGGGTGACAAGCTCTCCCAGGTAACGCCGAATCCATAGGGGTTGGCTCCGCGTCGCACCTTGGTCTCAGTGACCAAGACGACCGGATCTACATTGAGGGCATTCCCATTAGATTGGGTACCCCCACTGTAGGTATAGACATCACGGACAATAGTATGCTCCATGATGTAACCATACGCCATGACCAGACCATCGATGGTAAAGCTATTGACGTTGTTAATGACGTCTCCAGCATTACTAAACCAGTCGACAGCCCAGCTCCACGGTGCCAGACTCCAGAGAGTATCTGGATCGAGGTTCAAGCCGAGAAACTGATCGGCAAAGAGACGATACCTATCTACCTTATTGCGGGAGTCATATCCGCGTGGGAGATGGTAGGTAAACGCCCCATTGAACCAACGACGCTTGGTAATAGTTCTTTCAAGCGTTCTGGTACCGTAAGTCGCAATACAATTTCCGGCCGAGGCGAGGAACCAAGGTGGTGCCCCGGGTACGACGGTTTCTGATTTCGACGTGATGGATGGGAATTCGTATCGACGTCTTACTAGCCTTCCGGCGTCGCGTTCATACTGCTTTAACACAGCATTGAACCGACGGACGGCACTCGCGAATTCGCGAATGTCGTTTACAAGAGGCAGCCACCCAAACTGGGCAGCCAAGTACTCAGAGCCCGCTTTTTGCGCGG